GTAACGCCAGAGGAAAGGGAGGATGACGGTGAGGTTGTAACCACGATGGTTAGGGCCTATGAGTCAGTGCGATTCGCTACGCCATCGAAGGAATCAGGCGAGGATGAGCCTGACAAAAACATGACTTACGTTCCGCTCAAGGAGGCGCTGTCCGATCCTGAGTTGCGAGCGCAGATCATGGGGCGTCTCGATTCGACAATCTCCGAGGCGCAGACGACGGCAGAAAACTATTCCTATCTTGCACCAGTCTTGAGAAAGACGGCGACGAAACTTCGAGAAGCAGGCGCAACGCTTAGGTCCTAGGCTGGCCCGGTGTGGCTGGGCAGGCGGGGAAAGGTGGGGCACGGCGCGTCAGGGAAAGGCGTGGCCTGGTATGGCAGGCGAGGCGTGTCCTGGCAAGGCACGGAGAGGCGGGGCATGGTTGGCAGGCAGGGCGTGGCTCGGTCAGGCGGGGCTTGGCAGGGTTAGGCACGGCATGGTTGGCAGGCAGTCTATCGTATGGTAGACAAAACAAGCGATCCTTCTGGACGCTACAAACGGGGGCCATATCATGGCTAAAGCAACGGAACAGGTAGTCGAGATTAAGAAGATCAACATCCAGCGCGCAATCGTGGAATTGGTCGGGGATTCGTCGCTCATCGTACACGCATGGAGCGCGAAGGCCAAGAAGGAAATGCTGGACAAGCAGATGAAAAAGGCGAAAACCGCCAAGTCTGCGAAGAGTCCTGAGAACGATTACGAGGAAGCGTTCTATCGCCTTCCTGACGGGACTCCAGGATTCCCTACAATCGCATTCAAGTCGGCGGCCGTATCTGCTGGCGGACGTTTCTCCGACGGCATGAAGATGACCGAACTTCGTGGATCATTCCATATCGAAGGAGAACTTGTCGCTATCGATGGAAAGCCTACCATGAGGGAGGATATGGTAAAAGTAGGAATGGGAACGGCCGACATCCGCTATCGCCCTGAGTTTATGGCTTGGCGCGTCAAGCTTCCTATCCGTTATAACGCCGATGCGGTATCGCTCGAACAGATCGTCAACCTTTTCAACCTCGGAGGATTCGGCGTAGGCGTAGGGGAATGGCGACCTGAGAGAGACGGACTTCACGGCATGTTCCACGTAGCGACCGAAGCGGACGCGAAGAAAGCAAAAAAATAATCCTCTAGGCCCGGAGCAATCCGGGCTATCTTCATCCTCATTATCACCTACTTGACATTATATTATCCTCATGATAGTATCCTGCTTGGATATATCCGTCCCATCATGTCGGGAGACAGCATTGGGGGCTCATGAGTTTTTTTGACCGGTTCCGAAAGCCTAAAATCCGCAATATGACATTGGCCGACCTCGATGCCAAGATGGACGCAATCGCGTCCGGTGGCGGGGTCGGCGGCTCTTTTGTATCCGATACGATGGCGATGAATCTGGCAACAGTATTCAACGCGGCTACGATTCGGACGCAGTATGTCGCTATGTTGCCGTTAGTTACTTACTTCCGAGATGCGAAAGGTAATAAAGAAAAGTTTAAAGGTTCGCCAGTCTATTCCATTCTCCATGATAAACCTAATCCGCTCATGACTTCATTCTCTTGGCGTTCTACGATGGAGCTTCACGCTATTTTCTACGGTGGCGGATTCTCTCGGATCGAGCGCGACGTGCTTGGCCGTCCGATTTGGATATGGCTCCTTGACGGTAAGCGGATGACACCTGAGCTTATCGATAATGGCCGACAGCTTCAATGGCGCTATCGTGAGGCAACCGGGCAAGACACGATATATCCCGATACCGATATCATCCACGTTCCGGGGCTGGCGTTCGACGGGATAACCGGGGAAGGCGTTATAAAGCTTGCGGCTAAGTCCCTGTCCCTTTCCATGCAAGCCGAGTCATTCGGCGAGAAGTTCTTCGAGAATGGGATGAACGCTTCCGGCGTATTTGTCCATCCTGGGACGCTTAGCGCTCCAGCTCAAGAGAACCTTAGGAAGTCTATCGAGGCGCATTCTGGCGGAACTAACGCGCATAGGCCGATGATTCTGGAAGAGGGCATGGTATGGAATAAGATTTCATTCTCTCCAGAAGAGGCGCAGTTCCTTGGAACGCGCGAGTTCCAAGACAAAGAGATAGCCCGATGGTTTAACCTACCACTCCGTATGCTCAAGATGCCCGACGCTTCCGGCCTTCGCAACGTAGAACAGATTGCTATCGAAATGGTTCAAAGCACGATGTTGCCGCGATATGTAGCTTGGGAACAAGAGCTGAATACTAAACTTTTCGCTACTTCTAGCGGAACGGTTTCAAATAGGTTTGTAGAGTTCAACATAGAGGGGTTGCTCCGGGGTGATTCTAAGACGCGCGCGGATGTATCACATATCATGCGCCTTGACGGAGTATTGAACGCTGATGAATGGCGCGAGCGCGAGAACATGAATAAGATCGGCGGAGAGAAGGGAAAGGAATATTGGGGCCAGCCTAATCTCGCCGCTAACAAGTCTAATACCGAAGAGAAACCAAAAGAAGAAACCGCTCCCGATGAGGAAGCGCCGGAAGAAACTCCGGGAGGGGGCGATGATGTCAAAGAATAGATCATGGTTTAGCATGTCGAAAAAGTCTGATGATCTGGCGGAAATCGAGATATTTGATGAGATTGATCCGTTTTTCGGTATCGGTCCGAAAGAGTTCAAGGATAGGCTTGATGAAATAAAGGGAGCTAAGTCGATAAAGCTCTTGATGAATAGCCCCGGCGGGAATGTGTTCGATGGTATGGCCATATATAACATTCTCGGAAGCGTCAAGGATAAGCTCGATGTCGAAGTGATCGGCCTTGCCGCTTCTGTTTCTTCAATCATTGCGCTCGCTGGAAGATCTATGAAAGTAGCCGAGGGGGCTTATTTCATGATCCACAATCCCTATACGTTGACTATCGGAGGGGCTTCCGATCTTAGGAAGACGGCCGATTTGCTTGATACGATGAAAGGTGAGTTTGTTTCGATCTATTCAAAGAAGTCCGGGCTTGATGAAAAACAAGTCGGTAAAATGATGGATGATGAGACATGGTTGACCGCGAAAGAGTCGGTTGACATGGGGTTTGCGGAAGGTGTGGAAGACTATGGAGATATAGCGGCTAAAGCTTCTCCACTGATGCTTTCAAAATACGGATTTGCGCATGTTCCGCAAATGCTTGCAGATGATGGAGAAAAGAAAAAGGTAACTACTCCGCGAGAGCTTGAGAACGTACTGCGGGATGCAGGATTTTCCAAGAAAGAAGCGGTGGCAATAGCTTCGCAAGGATTTAAGGTTATCGACCAGAGGGATTCTGAGTCGGAACGGGGGGAGCCTGTACTGGAGATTCCGAAACCGAAGAGCGCCGAATGGTTAAAGGCTTGTATGGATGCCGACTGTGCTTTAAGCGGCAACGCATCGCTGATTGAGAAAGGAGAATAACATGAGTGCTAGGATCGATAAGATCAATGAAACTATCAAGGGTATTCTGGGTTCTATCCAGGAGCTTAGGTCGAAAGACGCGCCCGAAGAGGGCGACGATGTAAAGCTCCGGGGATATCTCGGACGCCTGACCGATGCGCAGAAGTCCCTCGCTGATGAACAGAAGGCCGATGAAGTTGAGGCCAGCTATTCCGCATCCGCTAATCCGCAGGCGCACGGCGGAGAGATTGACAACTGCCCGAAGACTTCCCTCGGACAGTATTTCCAGGCTGTTGCGGCCATGTTTGGCGCGAATGCCGAACAGCGCAACGCTCACCTTATGTCCCATGCATCGGCCAAGGGTATTCTTAGCCCGAGCATGGCTGCTTCCGGAATGAATGAAGCGGCTCCATCTGAAGGCGGATTCCTTGTTGGTACTCAGCAGGCCGGAATGCTTGCCGAGAAGATTTGGGGAACCGATAATATTGCCTCGGCTTGCGAGCGCATCCCTATTTCCGGGCCGAACAACGGCCTTAAATATCCGCTGATCGACGAGACTTCCCGTGCTGACGGCTATCGTTCCGGCGGTGTTCTCGCCTACTGGAAAAACGAGGCTGCGGCTACCACGGCCACCAAGCCGAAGATTGGCGAAGAGTCTATGAATCTCGAGAAGCTTTTTGCGCTCTGCTATGTTACCGATGAACTTCTCCAGGACTCGACCGCCCTTGAGTCCATGATCATGGGCCAGTTCTACAAAGAGATGAACTTCAAGCTCGCCGACGCCATTTTCAACGGGACCGGATCCGGTCAGCCCCTCGGCATTCTCAATTCCCCTTGTCTTGTTTCTGTCGCGAAAGAGACCGGCCAGTCTGCCCGGACGATCACCTTTGAGAACATCGTGAATATGTACGCTCAGTTGTATTCCGGCGCTTCCTTTGGTTCTACCCGGTGGGCGATGAATCGTTCTTGCATTCCTCAGATCATGTCCCTCGCTATCAAGGTCGGAACCGCTGGCTATCCGCTGTTCATTCCTGGTAACTCGCTTACCGGTACTCCGAATGGCACGTTGCTCGGTGTTCCTATCAATTTCGTAGAACAGGCTCAGACTTTGGGCACTGTTGGCGATATCTATCTTGGCGATTTCAGCCAGTACCGCATTATCGACAAGGCCGGTATTCAGTCCGCGTCCTCGATGCATGTGAACTTCCTGACTGACGAGATGGCTTATCGCTTTACTATGCGCGTGAATGGTCAGCCGCTTTGGAAGAAGTCGGTAACTCCGTTCAAGGACGCTTCTACTAGCAAACCTGTCGGGCCGTTCATCGCGCTCGCCACCAGGGCGTAAGGAGTAAGAAATGAAAGGTATTAATATCGCTGAACAGGCCCATGTCGCTATCGCGAAATATCCGGCCACTTCCAACGGCGTAACCACGCTCGATGCTGTGAACATGGAAGGATATTCCCATATCTCCATGATCCTTGTTTCCGGTGCTGCCGCCGGGACTGATATCGTAGCAACGGTATACGCCTCGACTGACGCGAGCGCGACTAGTGCCGAGCTGGTAGCCTTCAACTACTACCAGGAGACGACCGCCTCGACCGATGTCCTTGGAGCGCGGGTTCTCAATTCCACCACGGCACTCACTCTCGATAATTCCGCGACTACCAATATTTTCGCGGTTGCCGAGATTGACGCTTCTGAGCTTCCCGACGGGCACAACTGGGTTAACATGACCCTTACCGACTCGACCAACGCGACCAACATCATCTGCTGCATTTACGTTCTTTCCGGCGCTCGCTATGCCGGTCCTGAGTCTCCGACGGTGATTAGCTAACAAAGTCGGCCCCGGAGAAATCCGGGGCTATGCCGATAATCGGCAAAGGAAAGAATATGAGTACTTCTAGTAAATGGGTGAACCATACTGGCGGATCGACCCTTGTATTCCATGAACACGGGAATGAGGCGCGATGGTATGATGCCATTGGTGCCAATGCCCGTAAGTGGGAAATGCGGTATGGATCTGACTTTACGGATAATATCGAATATGCTTTGACGCTTGTCGGAACTACTCCGACTGTTGCGCAGGGCGTTACGGCTGGCGTTAGGTCCGCGCTCTCTACTGTAGGAACTAATGCCGGAGATGGCATAAATATGCAGCTGGTAGGAACCCCATTCCAGTTTGCGGCCGGTTATCCCGCGTACTTTGGAATCAGTTGGGCGTTTGATAATGTCCTCGCTGATTGGTTTGTCGGGTTGGCGTCGCTGGATGATACGATCATCGATTCTAGTCATGCCCTCGCCATTGCCGCATCGGCTATTGGATTCTACGGCCTCGGGACTTCGGCTGTCACCGCCTATTCTGAGATTCACGCCAGCGGTAGCGAGGGAACGACTTGCGCGGGAACTTCCAGTGCCGTAGCTCATGTCTACGAGTTTGTCTATGATGGCGTTTCTAGCGTAGCGTTCTACATGGACGGGGTGCTAGAGGCGACTCATACGACCTACGTTCCGACCGTTGTTCTTTCTCCAACTATCGTTTTGCAAAATGGGTCAGCGGCTGCGCGGACTGGTACTATCAATTGGATGCGTTGCATCCAGCTCGCGTAAGGAGGTAGCCAAATGACTAAATCTAAGTTTGTAAACGGCTGCCAAGTATATTACGACGATTATGAAAATCGTTGGGTAAAGGCAGTCGGTCCGAATGTCCGCGAATGGGAAATGAGGCTTGGATCTGACTTCACTACCGCGAAAGAATATACGGTTACGGTAGTTGGCGGAGTTGACGCTATCACTCAAGGCATTCTCGCTGGTAGCCGTGCGGCTATCGCCACTGCGGCGACCGAGAACAACGGCGTCAATGTCCAGGTAGTTGGAACTCCTTTCCAGCTTGAGAGTGGGAAGCCTTGCTATTTTGGCGTGAAGATGTCCGCTTCTCAGGCTACGGAGTCCGACATTCTCGTCGGTCTTGCATCTACGGATACCAGCCTTGTCGCGGCTCATGCGATCACTGTTATCAACGGCGTGTTCTTCTATAAGGATGACGGCGCCACTGCGATTACAACGAACGCAATGAAGGCTAGCGTCAATTCTGCTGCTACGGTCGGGACTGCTATGGATACGTCTAAGCATGTCTACGAAATCTTGTTTGATGGTACTTCGCTTTCGTTCTTCTTCGATTCTGCGCTCGTGAATACCATTACTACCGGATGGCCGACCGCCGTTATTACTCCATCTGTCGCGGTTATGGCTGGAACTACTACGGCGGTAACTTCGCAGATTGAATGGATGCGCTGCATCCAGCTAGGTTAAAGGAGCGATGCCATGAGCATGAAACGGAAACGCTACACCGGGACTACGGCTATGGCAATCGTAACCGATATTCCCGAAGAGTTTGTTCTCTATGAAGTACGGGTGCATTTGCCGGTTGTCGAGGGAACCACGGCCAATATGGTCATCTCCCTTGACTCTGGCGTTTCGGATGATTACAACTTCGCTTTCCAGACTACGGCGATGGCGGCGGCTACTGATGTTCAATATCTTCCCACTCGGCCACTGTATTTCGCGGCAAACGATCAGATAGCAATCACGTGGGCTAATGCAAACTCGAAGGCATGGGCCATAGAGATCATTTACGAATAGGGGATA